GACGGGCGCAACTGGATCAACCGGACCGGCTGGCGCGGACGGGGTCGACGGCGCTGACGGCGTCGGCGTTCCCGCAGGCGGCACGACGGGGCAGGTGCTGGCGAAGGCGAGCGCGACGGACTTCGATGCCGAATGGGTCGACGTAAGCGCAGGCGGCTCCACTGTATCCGACGCGACCGTCACCTTGCCGGACGGGCACGGCGTCTTTGAGTTCGAAGGCGTCATCGCAGCCCTCGGCGTGACGGCGTTGCAGCGCGTGCATGTGTGGCTCGCGGCCGGGACCGACGCCGACGAAAACACCGCCGACATGCTTGATCTGAACTCCATCGCCGCTGCGTGCGAGGCGGATCAGGTGCGCGTGTTTCTCACTTTCCGCGAGCCGCAATCCGGCCCGATCCTTCTCCATTATCAGGTGACCTAATGTCCAAAATCTCACGGCAGCTTACGGCCATCGCTTCCGACGACGCGGCGCTGCACCCGCGCGAGAACATCTACAAGACGGGGCAGACCCTCGGCGCATTGAACGCCGAAGTGATCATCGACTGCGATGGATCCACAACCGTCGCGCTCGATCTGCGCGGCACGTTCAACATGACGGTTGAAGTCGCAGGCACCATCGATGGCACGAATTGGATCTTGATCCCCGTGCGTTCGGTGTTCGGCGGTCAATACCTGATCGCGGTCGTCGGCTCGGCGGCGGGCGCCTGGTTTGCCAACTGCGCGGGCTTCCGCAAGGTGCGCGCGCGGGTCACGGCGTACACTTCAGGATCGGCGACCGCGACGCTGGCCGCGTCAACCGCGCTTCTTGACGAAACCCTCGGCGGCGACGTTACGCCCCTGATCGTGACCGCCACCGGCGCGGCGGCGGCGGCCGTGACGCTCACCCTCCCGGCGCCCGGCGCAGGCCTGCGCCAGTACGTGACGTATTTGCGCATCACGCGCTTTGCGTCGGCCCTGCTGACGGCGGCGGCGGCGCCCGTCCTGATCACGACGACGAACGTCCCCGGCACGCTCGTATTCACCGGGCCCGCCGATGCCGCCGCGCAGGGCGTGACGACGCCCATCGTGTCGGAAGACTTCGCCAAGCCGCTCATGGGATCGGCGCAGAACACGGCGATGACATTCGTCGCACCGGCGACGACAGGCGTCATCTGGCGACTGACGGCCGGCTATCAGGTGAAGCCATGACGGTTCGCGTTCGCCTTCTCGTGCGTCTGTTCCACCTCGGCGAGGACTTGCCGCCGGGGCACGAATTCGACGTCGACGAAGAGCTTGCCGCCGCCTTCGTCGCGACGGGCGTTGCGGAGATCGTCACGTGATCCGCTACGCCCAAACCGCGCCGCCCGGAACCGAGCCCGTCACGTTGGCGGAGGCGAAAGCCTTCGCGCGCATCGAGCACAGCGCCGACGACGACCTTCTGACCGGCTTTATCACCATCGCACGCCGCGCCATCGAGCAGATCACGCACCGCGCGCTGATCACGCAGACGTGGACGGCGACGATGGATCGACTGCCGGCCATCAAGTACGAGGGCGACCCCGATCCGTGGCCTTTCGGCAACGCGACGACGCCCCGCGCGATCCAGCTTTCGCCGCTCCCGGTCGCCTCGATCACGTCGCTGGTGATCGACGGCGCAACCATCGCCTCGACGAACTACCGCCTGAAGGGCGACACGCTGGCGATCAAGACGACGGTGAACGACAGCACCGACGAGCTTGGCGACGCCATCGTCGTTACCTTCGTCGCAGGCTACGGCGCCGCAGCCGCAGTGCCGCCCGAGATCGTGCAGGCGATCAAGACGCTCGTCAGCCACCTCTACGAAAACCGCGAACTCGCGACGCCGTCATGGCAGACCGCGACGCCGATTCCGTTCGGGGTGTCTGACATGGTGCGGCCCTTCATCGTGATGCGTGGCCCCTGATGGCGGGCCAGATCGGCGATATGCGCTGGCGCCTGACGCTCTACAACGCCGTTCGCACGGACGACGGGGCGGGGGGCTTCACGCGCACCGATGGCGACGAGGCGACCGTGTCGGCCTCGATCCGTCCCGCTTCCCCGCGCGAGATCAGCGCGGCGGCCAAGCTCGAACAGCGCCTGACGCACGTCATCAAGATCCGATGGACCGACGACATGCAGGTTCGGCAGGGAATGCGCGTGCGCTGGACTGACCGGCGCCAGGCGACGCGCGACGGCTATGTCGAGGCGGTGCAGGACGACGAAGAAGCCGGGCGCTTCTTTACCCTCTACGTGCGCGAAGGCGGGCCGCTCTAATGGCCCAGAAGGCCCGCGTCACCATCGAGGGCGACGCGGCGTTGTTCGCCAAGCTCAAGCACCTCGACGAAGCGGTGATGAAGAACGTCGCCGAAGCCCTGCAACGCAGCGCCGAGAATGTGCGCAACCGCGCCGTCATGGGAATCGCCAAGGGCCCGAAGACGGGCCGCGTCTACACGCACCGCTTTCCATCCGTGTTCGCTGGCGGCCGGATGCGCGCGGTGGACAAGCGCGCCCGGCCCCACACCGCATCGGCGCCCGGCGAATATCCCGCCGCCGACACCGGCAACCTGCAGAACTCGATTTTCACCGACGAGTTCGTCGAGGAAGGCGTGCACATGAAGGCCGAAGTCTGGGCCGACGCCGAGTATGCGAAGCCGCTGGAATACAAACCCGTCTGGAAGGGCGGGCGGCCGTTCCTGCGGCGCGCGCTGATGGAAGAAAGCGGCCCGGCGCTGACGAACGTGACGCAGGCCGTGCTCGACGCGATCCGCGAAGTCGCGACCCCGCTCCCGGTCAACCCCTACACGCTGCCCGGCCCCGCGCCCGTGCGCCAGCTCACCGGCCCGCGCCCGCCGCGACGCCTGACCGGCCCGTCAGCGCCGCCGCGTCCGCAACTGCCGCCGCCTGTCGGTAAGATCGACCCGAAGCCGAAGGGATAAACCATGGCGACGTCCGCATCCTACGCCCTGCGCGCCGCGCTGATCACGCTGACGAAGGCCGACGCGACGCTGGCGACGATCCTCGGCGGCACGGTCCAGATGTACGACCACGTCCCCGAAGACGCGGTGATTCCCTACATCGAATATCGCTCGAGCGCGCGCACGTGGGACACCACGACCGACCGGGGCGATGAATTCGACGTGTCAATCAACGTGTGGTCGCACGCGGAAGGATCGAAGCAGTGCGAGGACGTGATGCGCCGGATCGATGAAATCTGGCGCGCGGCGGCCCCTTCGCTGACCGATCACCGGCTCGTCAATCTCGAACGCCAGTTTCAGGACATTATCCGCGAAGAGGGGGGCCAGACGTATCACGGCTTTCAGCGCTGGCGCGCGGTGACGGAGGAAGTCTGACATGGCTGCGCAAAAAGGCCGCGAAATCCTGATCAAGCTGTCGATCAGCGGAACCTACACGACGGTCGGAGGCCTGCGTCAAAAGAGCTTCCAACTCAATTCGCAATCGGTCGACGTCACGGACGCCGACTCGGCGGGTCGCTGGCGCGAACTGATGATGGACGCGGGCGTGCGCTCGATGAGCGTTTCCGGCTCCGGCATCTTCAAGGACTCCGCATCCGAGAACGCCGTGCTGACCGAACACCTCGCCGGAACGACGCCGAATTTCCAGATGGTCGTGCCGGGCCTCGGGACGTTTCAGGGCGCGTTCGGCATTCCGTCGATCGGCCAGCAGGGCAATCACGACGGCGAAGTGCAATTCTCGATGTCGTTCGAGAGCGCCGGTCAAATCACGTTCACGGCTTCCTGAGAGGACTGATCCATGGCGACCCTCGCTGTTCAAGACACGCTTCTCGCCGGCCTCGCGCCGACCTATGCGTCCGCCGCGCTCACCGACGAATTCATCAACCCGACCGACGAAAGCTGCTTCGTCCACTACAAGAACACCAACGCCGCGACCCGCACGGTCACGGTCACGAAGCAACGCTCGACCGTCAGCGTGCCGGGCTATGGCGCCGTCGCGACCGCCGATCAGGTCGTGACGCTTGCGGCGAACACCGGCGACCACATGCTCGGCCCGTTTCCCGCCGCGCTCTGGAACGACGCGAACGGCAAGGTGCAGCTCGCCGTGTCGGCCATCGCTGGCGTGACGGTCGCGGTAATCCGCGTGAAGCGCACCGTCGGCTGATGCTGGCGGCGTAGCAGCAGAAGGCTTATTGCATGTCTGATTTCAACCGCGGCACGCGTCGCGCGCTCGCATCGAACGAGCGCCGGCAGGCGAACAAGGCGCGCGGCGAGACGATCCTGACGCTGGAAAACGGCGACGAGGTTCGGCTTTGCTTCACGCTGAAGGCCATGGCTGAAATCGAGGCGGGCCTCGGCATTCAATCCATCGCCGACATCGAGGGCGCGCTGACGGAAGTGTCGGCGCGCAAGCTCGGCATCGTGCTTGGCGCGCTCGCACGCGGCGGCGGCGAAGATCTGGCGAACGAAGACGTGCTCGACTGGCAGATCACGATCCCTGAAGCGGTCGCAGCGATTGGCGAGTGCTTCGCGGCCTCATCGCTTGGCGGCGGGTCCGACGCAAAAAACTGACACCGGCCGAGCCCAAGCCGACGCCTTGGGCGCGGTGGATTGAAATCGGGCTCGGCCATTTAGGGTTCGCGCCTGCGGTTTTCTGGACGCTTTCCTTCATCGAATGGAACGCGGCAGTAACCGGTTATCGTGAAAAGGTGACGGGTTCGCGCGAAGACGGGCCCGGCGAATCCATGTCTCGGGCCGACTTCGAGCGACTTGCCGAGGCGTACCCCGATGGCTGCGACGATTCTTGAGACGCTGACTGTCCGCATCGTCGCGGACATTTCCGATCTGCGAATGCAACTCGCGCAGGTCAAGGGAATGGTCGAAAGCGTCGGGCGCGATATCTCCGACACCTTCGCGCATCACATTTCGCTCGGCGACGTGATCAATGCGGGCATCACCGCGCCGCTTGCGCTCGCGGCGTCACAGGCCTCGATTTCCTCTCGCCTGATCAAAAAGGAACTCGGCGAGATCGTCGCACTGCAACGCGCGGCGGTCGGTACCGGATTGCTTGCGGGCCCCGCAGCGGCGGCCTCGACCGGCACGGTCGGCGGCGTTGTCATCGATGGAACGGCGGCGGCCACGTTGCGTCGGCAAGCGGCGGCGGCGGCTGTAGACGGCCCCGATGGCCGCCAGATTCGCGACGACCGGATCGCGCTTCTGACCCGGATGCGTGACCGCGCGTCCGACGAACACGAAAGCCTGCGCAATTCAGGCGTCGGCGGCGTGCAGGCCTCGGCCGCGCGCGTGCGGGCCGCACAAGATGCGCTCGACGAAGAACACCGCCGCGCGCGCGAGATCGAACACGACGCCGAACAACACCGCCAGCGCCAGCGCGAAAGCGGCGGCGCCGGTCGCGCTGGATTCCGCGCGTCGGAAGAGGCGATGGAAAACCTCGGCAACTCGGCGCGACGCGTCGGCCAGGCTGCACGCGGCGCTGCGGGTTCCGGCATCGCGCAGGCGCTGGGCCTGACCGGCCTTGGATCGCTCGTGTCGTCGCTGATCCCGTTGCTCGCCGATCTCGCTGCCGTCATCGGCACGGGCCTTGCGGCGGCGCTCGCCGTTCTCGTCACGCCGCTCGGCCTCGTCGTCGCCGGTCTCACCACGCTCGTCGGCCTGCTTGTGGCGACGAACTGGAACGAATTCCGCGACGCCATCGAATGGATCGGCAAGCGCTTCGGCGAAGTCATGGGCGAGCGCTTCGTCAGCATCGTCGCCGCAGCGAAAGACGCGCTCGACGCGCTGGCCTACGCCTTCAAGCCGCTCACCGACGCGTTCGGCATGGGCGGCGACGAAATGTCGGCGGTGATGAAGGCGGTCGCCGAGGCGGTGATCCGCTCGCTCGATGCCATCGGCGCGGTGATCGAGGGCTTTATCAAGCTGTTCGCGAACGTGGTCCGCACCATCGGCGCCATCGTTCAAGGCGACTGGAAGACGGCGCTGCTTTCGTTCCATCAGATCTTCGTCGACGTCATCGGATCGATCATCGACGTGTTCGACTCGCTGTTCCCCGGCATCAAGGCCGCGTGGGACAAGAACTGGCCCGCGCTTCAGGAATGGATGGGCTCGGGCTTCAAGGGCTTTGTCGACGGCATCGGCGAGCAGGTGCAGCGCGCGCTCGGCTTCTTCCGCCAGCTCATGGGCGGAAGGGAACAGGCGACCGGCGACGGACGCAAACAGGGCGATCAGTCGAAGGCGCTCGTCGGCGACGTGTTCGGCCTCGGCGGCGTCTCGGCGGTGGCCAATTTCGGCAAGTCGCCGCTGGCGAAGATGGCCGATGAGTCCCGTGAAGCCTTCGCCATGGCGGGCGAGGAAATCGCGAACTCGGTCGGCCGCGCACTGGAAGACGCCGTGATGAACGGCCGGCGCCTGAACGACATGATGCGCGATCTGGGGCGCACGCTGATCGCAATGGCGTTCCGCAAGCTCGTCACGGAACCGCTCATGGACGCGGTCGCCGCGGCCTTCAGCGGCGGCGGCAAGGCCGCGAACTCCAACGGCGGCGGCTTCGGGTCGGTGCTGTCGACCATCGGCTCGACGGTGCTTTCCACGGTCCTCGGCGGCGGCAAGATCGGTTCCAGCGCGGGCAAGATCGCCTCGTCGTCCTCGATGAACGTCGGCGACATGGCCGCGACCGGCGCGGGCTTCGTCTACAACGACAACCGCGTGATCGACGCCAAGGGCGCCGACGCTGGCGCTGTGGCGGCGCTTCAGCGGGCGTTCGCCATCGACAAGGCGTCGCGTGCGCAGGAATTCCGGGCGCTCTACGCCGACGCCCGCGCGCGCGGCGTCGCCTGACACGCACCCGCGCGCGTTGGGCCTGCGCGTAGTCTCGCGCCATGGTTCAGGCGCTACCCACGAAACCGAAGATCGTCGGCGGATCGTTCGCCCTGCGTCGTCCGCAGGCTGCGAACGTTGCGCGCGGCGGGACGTTTCAGGGCGTCGACATGGGCGAACCGCTGTGGGCCGCCGAGATTTCCACGACGCCGCTCTCGCGCGCGCAGTCGGGCGAATACGACGCCTTCTTCAGCGGGATGCGCGGCATCCTGCGCACGGTCTACATCTGGGACGCCAAGCGCCCGCGCCCGATTGCCTACCACACCGCCGCCACGTCATCGACGGCGCGCATCGGCGTGACGACCCGCAAGATCGGCGTGACGACCCTGCGCATCGCGCGCGGCGTCTACGCGTGGGGCTCGCCGTTCGTGGCGTCGGTCTCGCGCTCGGCGTCCACGATTGGCCTGACCGGCTGAGTCGCCGGCGCGGTGTTCTCGCCCGGCGATTACATCGCGTGGGACGATGGCAACGC